GTACTGGGTTCAATGCAAAGGCAACAATTGTTGTATCGGGCAATGCCGTTACGTCAGTAACCATCACTGCGCGAGGATCAAACTTCATTGTTGGCAATGTGTTAAGTGCAGCATCCGCATCTATTGGTGGGACAGGATCTGGATTTTCTTTTCCAGTAACTGCAATTTATGCGCAGGCAATTGAGCTTTCCTTGGCCGCGACAGCAAGCGGAACAAATACCTTGACGTTTTCAACGCCCCCAGACCTGATCAACTTCTACCAGCACGAGATTGGCACCGACGAGATCAACGGCCAAGAAGTGACCGCCATCCCAAGCTATTTTGAGACCAATGATTTAGGCTGGGTAAGTGGTGGCCCGTCTCAGCCAGCAATGGATGGTGTAAACAGGTGGCTTCGGGTTGACCGCATTGAGCCTGACTTCATCCAATCTGGCGACATGGAGGCATACGTTACTGGTCGGCCATTTGCCCAATCAGAGGATGTGACTACTGGGCCATACGTCTTTGGCGAGAACACTGGCAAGATAGATATGCGTGAGCAACGTAGGGAAATCAGGCTGCGGTTTGTCTCCAATGTTGTTGGCGGAAATTACCAGCTTGGTAAGGTCATCATCACAGCCGAGATCGGTGATACGAGGCCATATGGCGCTTAATCCAGCACAGGTCTATGACCCCCGCTACCACACGTTTGACTCGTGGGCATCGCTCATGGTCGAACTATATGCGGCGCAACAGCTTTCAATACCCGACCAACTGACCGATTGGAAGACTTGGGGTAATGGCCTCAAAGCAATTGATGTTTTTGCCAATGAAGCAATCCCACAGACTGAGGCTTTTGATGATTGGCAGGAGTGGGCGCTTGCATTGGTGAATGCTGTAAATCCAAGTTTAAGTGGGTAACTGTATGGCCGCACAAGGAATCCATCCCGTAGACTCAAAAAAGCATATGCTCAACCCTACTGACATTTTTGCAGTAGCGGCGCATGATGATAAATATGGTCAAAAAACTCTTGAAGAAGCGGCAAAAAAAGGGCACGTTTCTCCTGAGCGGATGCTTTACGCAACGATGATTAAGATGTACAGCAACAAAGGGTTGATACGCATTAGAGAGGGAAACACCCTTTTTACAATTGCTGCATTTGAAGGTCGTGTTGGATTTGTTCAAAGCTACAACGGCGACACTGCAAGCAACTACATTGAAAATATGCACCAATTTATGGCCGCATCAAGAAAGTTGGGCTTTGATTTTTTGGTGGCAACTCCGCACACAAAAGAAATTGTGACGTTGTTAAAGTTAGCGGCCAAAAAAATGAAAGACCCAGAAGTTAAAACCCACTTTGGCAAAGAGGACGGTGTTTTTACTGTTTGCACTGGTAAGCAAAGGGGTTAAGAATGAGTCTTACTAAAGCGGTTCAATGGCTTGGCGACCAAATTGGTGACGGACTAAGAGCCGTTGGAGATGTCGCGGGCGATGCTCTACGCGCTGTTGGCAAAGGAATCCAAAAACTAGGTGACTTTGCTGGAGACACAATTAAAGCAATCATCAAGGATCCGCTGCCGACTTTGTTGTCTTATGCCGGTACGTTTATTGGCATTCCGCCTTACGTTACTTCTTCCGTTATTACTGCGGCAAAAGGCGGAAATCTTGAAGACATAGCAAAGTCTGCTGCTATATCGTATGCCACAACCAGTTTCATGTCTGACACGCAAATAGGCGCGGACATCAAGAACTACACAACCAATCAGTGGGCAGGGGACTTTACCGACTCCATGATGGAGAAGTTTAATTTGCCAGCGGATACGGCTGTGCAGATTTCAAAGGTAGCCAGCGCTAGTTTGAACTCGTCTTTGATTGGCGGTATTAACGCAGCACTTAGCGGCAAGTCAATTGCAACGGGCATCTCTTCTGGATTCACCTCTGGATTGATCTACTCGTCAACCGATAGCTACTTTGACTCAATCAAGAAAAATCCAAACTGGGGTTTAAGCGCTACCACCATAGATTTGATGAAGGGCGCTACAAGCACCGCATTGAACACCATAGTGTCTGGCAAAGGTGATCCAGCACAAGCTGTTGGCAACTACATTGCTTACGCCAGCCTAAACATGGCTGGATCATCTTTGTTTAACAAGGCAAAAGAAACATACCAGTCATTAACAAAGAGCACCACCGAAGCAGAAAAAGCCCAAGAAAAATATGCTGCCGAAAAGTCCGAATACGACAAGCAATTAAAAGCTGCTGAAAATTTACGCAATTCGGTCAATGCCGATACCGCTGCGTACCAAAAAACAATTGATGAGCAATACAACCCATTTAAGAAACAATACGATGATCTAATTGCGGCAAACGATGTTCAGGCATCTACTTTTAATACAAACAAAAAAGCATTTGAAGACAACAAGTGGGCGGTTGACAACTATGGCGCTAAGTTGGCCCAACTTGGTTACGAACCTGTTGATCTTGGAGAAGGTTATTCTTCATACGGCAGAGTCATTGGATCTTCTAAATTCGTAAATCGAGGAGGGACTGAGTACACCAATTACACATACGCATATGATGCCCCTTCACAGCAATCGTTTATTGATGCGGCAAATGCAGCAGCAGATAAAGCAAATGCTGCCGCAGCCAAGTCAAAAGAAATTCAAGATGCTGCCACCAAGCTATACAACGACAACAAGCCAATGCTTGACTCGTTGCCAATCAAAGCCGCTGATATAGACAAAAAAGTAGCAGACTTTAACGCCATCAAGTCTGATATTGAGACGCCAAAAGATGGCAACCTTGCTCAAAGACTTCAAGACGCTTCTAAAGAGTACCAAAACAATTATGACATTTGGGCGGCTTCAAAATCCGAAGCAGACAAATCAGCAGAGGAATACACCAAGGCATTGGCCGAAGTAGCAACACGCGATGCAACTATTGATGCAATAAATTCTGGAGCTATCACTGCTACTAAGCAGGACAAAGATGGCAACTGGGTGTTGTCCAACAACATGACCTTGACCAAGGACGGCAAGTTTGTGCAAGAAGGTGTGCAGCAATTTACCAATGCTGCTGGCATCAACCAAAAGCCTCTGGATCTCACCAGCGCTGATGGATCAAAAATTGACTTTAGCGAAGACGCTGGCCGCTTGTTGTCCACATCGGATGTGAAGAACTTAGCCCAGCGCGACTACGGTCTTTCCATTACGGACGAAGAAGCCAAAAAGTTTGCTGGCAAGGATTACACAGAAGCGGCTATTCCTGAGCTTGAATCTTTTGCGGCAACCAAAGCGAAGGAAGCAGGCTTTCCCGATTACAAAGCGTACCAAGAATTTGGTGGCAATTTAGATCAGTACCAAAAATCAAAAGAATTGATGGACTCCATCAATTTGTTTAAAGCTGATTCGTCGGCAACTTTGCGAGATGAGATTAAAAATTCCAATTTAAGCGCGGATGAAAAAAGGTCACTGTATGAAGCTATGGGTGATGTGCAATCCGCGCAAGCATTGCCAAAAGTAACCACAGACGCAGGTAGTGTTGGGCAAGTTCGCATTGGAGCGCCATTTTCCGCCAACGATCCAAAAATTGCCCCAATACTTGCAAAAAATCCCGCTTTACGTCAAAGCTATAACGAGTACGCAAATACGTTCGGGATTAGCTCTTCAGCTACGATAGATCAATATATTCAAAACTTAAAAGATGCGGCTGATGAATTTGGCCTAAGTCCCGATAGCAGCACCACATATGAACAAGAGCTTGCAGATATAGTAAATAAAGATCCGTCAAAACGAGCATTAGTGCCGGACAAATATTTGCCATACGGCATGAGGGAGTTGCTTCCATTGGAAGAAGTGGAGCAAGCTCCCGGCGAAGTTGTCTCGGTTGATGCTGGTAGCAGTGAAGGCGTTGTGAAGGACGAAGAGGCCACCGACAGCGGATATAAGCCAATTAGCTTTGACAACACTGCAACCATACTTGCAATCAATGCGAATGGAACTGCATTAGTCCAAAACGACACTACTGGCGCACAGTCCACAGTGCCAACAATTGGTAATCCAGAAGTTGGGTCAAAGGTAGACATTAAAGTCAGCGCATCAACTGGAGAGGCTACTGCTGTTGCAAAGACTGAGCAGCTGCCTGTAACGCCTCCCGTTAACCCGCCTGTTACAACTCCACCTGTTGTAGAGCCTACCGAGGTTGAGCCTCCAGTGGTGACTCCACCTGTTGTAACTCCTCCAGAAGTTGTTCCGCCTGAAGTTATACCTCCTGTCGTGCAGCCTCCAATTGCGCCGCCTGAAGTGGTTCCTCCTGTTACGCCTTTAATTGAAAATCCGCCAGTTATTCCACCTGTGGTTACACCTCCGATTGAGCCGCCTGTTGTAACGCCCCCAGTTGTGACTCCGCCAGTTGTTGAGCCTACTGTCACACCTCCTCCTGTTGTGTCCCCTGTAGTCACGCATCCAGTTGTAGAGCCGCCTGTTGTTACCCCACCAGTTACACCTCCGGTAGTAGCACCTCCGGTAACTCCACCCGTAGTCACTCCGCCAGTAACCCCTCCAGTGGTTTCGCCTCCTGTCGCTCCAGCAACAAGTGGGGTAACTATTGATGCCGTCACAAAAGCAATCAATGATTCAATTGCTGGAATCAAGTTTCCCGCTGGAATTACTTCTGATGAAGTTGCTGAACAAGTCAGGGCCGCAATGGCGGCTAATCCAAGCCTGAGCGCTACAGACGTTACAAACGCCATAGCTGCATACATGACGGCCAACCCCGGATTGACCGCTTTGGATGTAAACACTGCCATTACTGGTGCCACAAAAGACTTAGCAACCAAAAAAGATGTTGAGGCAGCAATTGCTGGAATTCAGTTCCCAGCAGGCATTACTTCCGCCGATGTAGCAGAGCAAATTAAAGCGGCAATGGAAGCTAATCCTAATTTGAAGATAGCTGACGTTACCAAAGCAATAACCGACTATATGTCGGCCAATCCTGCGCTTACTGCTGCTGATGTGAATACGGCAATTACTGGCGCTACTCAAAACTTGGCGACCCAAGGTCAACTTGATGCGGCAATAAAAAATCTTTCTGCTGACCAGAAAACTCAATTTGACAATTTGACAAAGGCGCAGCAAGACGAGGTGGCCGCTCGTGTAAAACAAGGCGATGCAATACAAGATGCAATTATTGGCGCTACCAAAAACTTGGCAACTCAATCACAGCTTGATGATGCAGTAAAAAATCTGTCTGCCGACCAAAAAACACAGTTCAATAACTTAACTCAATCTCAAAAAGATGAAGTAGATGCTCGTGTAAAACAAGGCCAAGACATTCAAAATGCTATTGCTTCAGCACAACAAACAACAAGCAATCAAGTTCAAAATATTCAAGGCGAATTAAATGGAAGAATTGACGCCCTTGTTAAGCAAGGCGTAGAAACAAATGCCGCAATACAGCAAGCAATTGCAGAGTCACAAACGCAAATAAATAGAAATGATGCAAACATCAACTCTAGAATTGACGTACTTGTCGGTCAGGGTGTTGACTACCAAAAAGCAACGCAAATAGCTTTTGAGGAAACACGAGGAACAATAAACAATGTTGGAAAACAGCTTGCTGACAAAATAAAAGCAGATGAAGCCGACAAGCAAGCTGCGGCAGAAGCCAAAAGGGTGGCAGATGCTGCTGCGGAAGAAGAGAAGAGAGTAGCTGCTGCTGCCGCATTGGCAAAAGACATTGCTGCCAAACAAGCGGCTGCAAAGGCATCAACTGCGGCCCAACAAAAAGCCGCAGGCCAAGGTGCCCTGTCTTTGCTTCAGCCAGCCGCAACGTCAGCATCTGAATTGGCAGCCGTAGCAGGCCCACTTACTGCCAGCTACTTGACGGCAAAAGAAGACCCCAACAAGTTTGAAAGCCCGTTGGAAAAATTCCTAAAAACGCAAAACCAAGCTCTTGGCAAAGAAAATCAGTACGGCATACAACCACAAGGAAATGCGATGAACGACCCCTCATACTCTTACGGGACACAGCGCCCCATTGAGGACATCCTCGGCATGGGATCGGCCCAATCAACCCAAGCGGGCCAAGCGCCAGATTCCTCCATCCCAAGCTACCCTACGGCGGTCAATTACGCTCAGGGCGGCGGTACTCGGCACGGAAAGTACGCCCAAGGCGGTCTAAGCACCCCTCTGATGGCCTCTGGCGGCAAGATGCGGGTGGATTTCCGCCACGGAGACGCCGTAACGGGGGCTGGAGACGGCCAATCGGACGATATTCCCGCCATGCTGGCTGATGGGGAGTTTGTTTTCCCCGCCGATGTGGTTGCCGCAATAGGAAATGGCTCACCCAAGGCAGGAAGCGATAAACTATACGACATGATGCACGGCATCCGCGCCCATGCCCGTTCTGCCAAACCCAAGGATTTGCCGCCGCAGATCAAATCACCGCTTGATTTTCTCAAGCGAAGCTAGGAGATAAGTATGTCAGTCTTTGATGTTTATGCAAATCCAAATGTAACGACAACGGATACGCAGGCGACGACTTCGCCAGACTATTACACAAACCTGATGGCGGGTTTGTCTACTGCTGGCGTGCAGGCAATGGCAAATCCAAATCAGGTCGCACCTTTGACGGCTTTGCAGACCCAAGGATATGCTCAGGTGCCTACGGCAGCGGGAGCCTACCAACCCGGACTTACTACGGCGGAGCAAACAGCCAAGACCGCAGCCGCTGGTGCGGCCCCGCAGATCAATAGTTTCATGAACCCGTACACCACTAACGTGGTGGATGAGATGGCGCGGTTGCAACAGCAAAATGTGCAAAAAAACCTGATGCCGCAACTCAAGGCTGGCTTTGTTGGCTCTGGTGCCCTTGGCAGCCAGCGTTACGCAAACGCAATGGGTCAAACTGCTGCTGATCTACAGTCTAATTTAACTGGTCAACAGTATGGTGCTTTGTCTGCTGGGTACAAGTCTGCTGTTGAGCAAGCATTGCAAAATGTACAGAATCAAACTCAAGCGGGTCAACTGCAAGGCAACCTTGCCGAGAAAGAGCAGTCGCTTGGCCTCACTGGCGCTGGAGCGTTGACCAAAGCAGGCGCAGAGCAGCAGGCATACCAGCAATCACTGATCGACGCCCCGCTGAAGACGGCCACCAACGCCTCTGCCTTGCTTCGCGGATACCAAGCGCCAAGCACCGTAACGTCCACCAAGACAGGCCCATTGAGCAGCGCTTACTACCAAGGATCGCCTCTTAGCCAGACGCTCGGTATTGGTACAGCAATTGGCGCTGGCCTTGGCACGACCAAAACAACTGATCCAAGGACTGGCGTGGTTACTGAAACGCCAAATTGGCTTACCAAACTTTGGAACAGCGTAAAAGATCCAACGGCTCCTGCGGCCCCCGCAATTGATATTCCAACTACCGGAGGCGGCATAACAACGCCCGGAACTCCACCGCCGCCAGATGTTGGTGGTGGATATTACATAACCAATGAAGATGGTACTGAAACTTGGATACCGGGGTAAATTATGGCAACAAAAGGTGCTTTATCCAGTCTTCCTAAGCTAACTCCAGCCTATGGGCTTGGAGAAGGTGAAACAGACGATGCTGTTGAGCGTGCAACTCAGAGGGTGATGGAGGCATATTCCGCTCGTCAGAACCTTGGCTACGACCCAACGCTAATGGCTTTTAGCCAAGGGTTGCTATCGTCCAGAGGAAACTTTGCTGAAGGGCTTGGCGCTGGCCTCAAGGGCGCACAAGAGGCGCAACAGCTAAACAGGCAGCAAGACATTGAAGAGGCTCAAGCACAGCTTGCAATGGCGCAAGCGCAGCGTGAGCAGCAGAACGCCATGCGCTCTCAAGGCGCGTTCATGTCCACAATTGCAGGCGGTGCGCCAAAGCCTGCCATTGGATCGACTTCTGGCGAAGCTGGACAGCCTGCCGCATCTGGACAGCCCGCTGGCGTCCCCGTCACCATAGAATCGGCATTGAAGTACGCAGCTATGTTTCCTATGGCAAAGGAAAATGCAAAGCTGCTGATGGATGCTGCAAAGGCTGGCCTTGATCGTTACCTGATCTCGCAAAATGGCACAGTCTTTGACAAGATGACAAGCAAATACTTGTCACAAGATATTCCCGGACAAGCTCAAACAGACTACAGCACTCCTCTTGGTCGGTACAAGATGACTGCTAATGAGTATTCAAAGCTACAGGCTGCTCAAGACAGAGGTCTTGGCAACGAGTGGATGGAAGCATTCAAGTATGGAAGCACCAAACTTGTTGATGACGTAGTGTCTGGCATATCAACCAAGCCTTTGGATTTGGTAAAGACCACAGAAGGCAAAAAGCCTCAACGTTTGTCTGAAGCAGAGCAAGAGACGCAAACCGAATTGAGGAAGTCGGCAACAGGGCAAGAGGCTGCTCGTCGAAAAGCTATTGTTGACAACGCAGACGAGGCAGACAGTTCAATAGAACTTGCTCAACAGTTCCGAGCATTTGCTGATGACCCGGATGCAAAGCTGTATCAAGGTATCTTGAGCAACGATAAAACCATGTCTGCCATTATTAAGTTAGCGCAATCGGGCATTGGCGTACCCGGCTTTAGCATTGGCATTCCCGAAATAGAGACAGTTGTTAAAAATCTTAACTTGAAAGGCGAAGCGCAAGCAAAAGCCCAAGTGTATGCAATGTTGATTGCTCAAATGCAATTGTCTAAGACCAAGTACATGAAAGGCTCTGTCTCCAACTATGAGCAGGGCTTGATGGGTCGCGCTGGAGTTGGCCCAGACGATACGCCTGATTCTGTCCGCGCTAAGGCGGATATGCTGGAACGCAGGGGAACTTTTGATAAAGACGTAGCAAGGTTGTACCAAAAAGTTGGCGGCAATGTAAGCGACTTCAAACAAACAGACGATTACATGACGCTCAAAAAACAATACCTTGAAGACTTAAAAGGTCTTGCGACCATGCTAAAGCGCATTCCCTCTACTACGCCGGGAAAACCAGCGGAAAAAGGTAAGCGTGACAACGCATCTGCCGCAGAAAAACTTAATTAAGGATTAAGCGATGTCAGCAAAACCACCAGAGCTATCGTTCCTTGATGGCCTTAGCCACGAGCAGATTGTTTACGCCCACACCATTGCGCTGGCGGCGGAAAAGGCTGGGGTTCCGCCAAAACTTGCTGTGGCTATTGCTTACCAAGAAAGCAGGCTCAATCCGAACGCTCCCAATGGTGCTGATGGTGAAGTTGGAATCATGCAGATCAAGCCCGCCACAGCAAAGGGCGAGGGCTTTAGCCTTGCTGACATAAAAAATCCTGACAAGAACATTGATGCTGGAATCGCCTACCTCAAAAAGTCTTGGGAAAAGTCTGATCAAAATCCCAAGCTGGCGGCTTATGGGTACAACGCTGGCATTGATGCGCCTTTGTTCTACGGCGGTGATCCTGATCCACGGGCAAAGAAGTACGTTGCCGATGTCGGCGGATATGGTGCCTATAACGGCTTGATGGAAGAAAAGGCTCCAGAGGAGCAACTGTCTTCTGCGCCAAAGCTAGAGGATCGACCAGCGCCCAAGCCTGCCGAGCCAGACACTTCTGGAGCCTCGCCCGGTGAGCGTTTTTTTGCTGGTGCTGCTGGCACGGGTGTTGGCACCACTGCGGCCACAGGAAAAGGGCTTTTGGCGGCAAAAGACTCTAGGTCGGTACGCATGGCCCAACTAACCGCCGCAGCGGCAGAAAGGGGCAAATTAGAGGCTCAAGCTGCCGAACAAGCAGCGCAAGCTGGCAAGGTCGTGCCGCCGTCTGTTACTCCGCCTAGCTCTTTAACCAAATTAGAACCGATCAAGCCAATCCCTGTTGGTACGCAAGACGCTGGCCGTATGGCTGCTGGTCAGACCGGAAATATGCCGTACAACTACGCCAAGTCGGCAGGGTTGACCGACATTGAAGCTGGCCGTGCGTTGGACATGACCAAGCAAGCTGGCGGAGTCCATGACCTGTCCACCCAGCGCCGCGAGGGGCTAGGCAGGGTAAATCAAATTGCGCCCAACCAGTTTGTTGAAAATCCACGGTACGGCGGCATCATGACGCCAGACCAAGGCGGCGGCGGTGGCCCTCGCGCATCGTTCAAGGTTCAGGGGGCGCTCCCAACTGCTGACTTGCCGCCAGACTATATGCCCGGCCCAGCCGCGCCACCGCCTCAAGGCACCTTGGTTGAGCTTCCCAAGCCAACCCCGCCTGCGCCGCCTTCGCTTGCCCAGCGCACCGCCGCAGGATTGGATGAGGTTGCCAACCTATTCAAGTCCATGATTCGCCCTGTGGCCGCTACGGCTAAGTATGCTGGTAAGTACGCCCTGCCGCCCCTTGCTGGGTTGTCTGCTGGCTTAGATGTGGCTGAGATGGCCCACGAGTACGACAAGCCTGCCGACCAGCGCGATTACATCAAGATGGGCACCAAGGGTGCCGGTGTCGTCGGAGGGGCGTTATCCATGTTCCCGCCGACAGCGCCCGTTGGAGTACCGTTAATGCTCGGCGCAAGTGCCGTTGACCTGTACAGGGATCCAGCGGCTCGTGCTTACGCTGAGAAAAAGATGCAAGAGATGCAGCAAGGAGTTCAGCGCCGATTTGATCAAGTCCCATCAGGTTATTCAGACCCGATGGGGTATCCTCAGTAGGCAGTTGCTACTCAGCCCCCATCTTCGGGGGCTTTTTTTATGGCCGCTGATTCTCTAAAGCCTTGGCGACTTCAGGGTTCAGTTCGGCCACGATAGCAACGCAGCGCTCATGCTCCGCTTTGGCTAGGTGGGGATGGGCATAGGCCAGCAGCTTGTTGGCAAACTGAACGATGTCTACCTCGTCCGCAATCATGGCGTTGGGTTCATGGATGTCGCAGTAGAAAAAGATCTGCTTGATGGTTTCTTCGGTTAGGTATTTCATGTGTGTTTGTTCTTTAGTTGCCAATAGGTTTTTTTTGCCGCACTGATTTTTGCTTTGTTTTCAGGCCTTTGCATTGGATTGTTTTCTCCACGCATTCTTTCTTTATGTTCTTCTAAAAGCATATGACTTAATTTTCCTTTTCTTGTTTCGCTCATTTTATTTTTTGACTTTTCAGAATGTTTCCATTTTGACGGGTCGCCTGAACGGGGGCGACCTTTTCTGACTGCGCTCATTTTGGCTTTTGTTTCATCGGATGCCTTAGACCCGGTTCTTGCTTTTGTTATTGCCTCTACAACATGTAATGGTCTTTTTTTAGCGCTTAAGTGTTCAGCCCATTCTCTTTTTGCCATTTCGTAAAGCCGACTATTTGTTACTCTGCCATGTTGAACAAGGCTTTTATTCATCATCATTCGAGCAGCTTGCCACATTCCTTTTCCATGAATTTTAGCCAAAAGCATATGAGCTAAAAAATGCTCTCTACCAGATAACGCCACTATGTTGCTTTTTGCATTTGACCCACCCAAAGACTTTGGAGTAATGTGATGTTTTTCAACATACCCCAAAATAATTTTGGATTTTGCTTTTTTAATAAGCAAGTCATAGTGGCGCTGATAGTTCATAATTAATTGTTAAATTTGTTTTTTAAATACCAAAATGTTAAAAGACTGTGAAACATAAGCCAACTACGCTCCAACTCCTCTTGGGAATGCTCAACAATTTTTATCAAACCCGGATAGTTTCTTGAGACAAAAACATTAGCGCATCTGGCGCGTGGTAAGCCCAATCCTATACGATAAGCAGCTAACTGCATAGTGTTTTCTGAATACACCTCAACCTTTGCGGGGTCAGAGAATTCTTTTGTCTTAACGTCAATGACGAAGCCATCACCTCGTTCATCGGCAGGGACAAATAAGTCGCACTTACCGCCAAAACCGAGGTCGTGTGCAAAAGATCGCTCCGATACCCAGCCCCAGTCACCGAAGTGGCCGTTGATCGCTTGTACGCAGGCCGTAACACTCTCGTTGTGTTTTCCTGTTGAATAACCTTCATAGTACCCTTGTATTGATGCATGGATGTCTGTTCCAGCGTCCGCAGCCGCACGCCCTTGCTCTTTCGAGTCATGGATGATTCTGGCTATGTATTGCTCTTCTGTCTCGCTATCTACTTTGGGCAATGTCAGCGCGGCCATCAGCACTTGCTGCTGCATCCAAGCTAACAAAGCGGGTTTTGCTGCCACGCCAAGGATGGTGGTGACCGAGGGCACCAGATTCATTGTGCGGGCATCACGAAGGGTTGTGGCGCGTAGTCCGCCCTTCTTGGCTTCCACCGTGTACTGCGGAACGCCATCACGAGTGTACCAATGATTTGACTCACTGGCCCTGATTACTGTACTCATATCTATCCTTAAAGGGTGGGGTACTCGCTGCGTCTGCCTGTAGATAGCAAAGCTAACTGTTCAAGCAGCATCCGCTTTCCCCCGATTTAAATTGCTCTCCACACTCGTTGTGCGCGACCAGCCTGCCCAACGATTTCTTTTTCAGTAGGCTGTGCGCGACCTGCTTTTTGCAGATCAGGAAGCCGTCGCCAAATCTGGTCTGGACGCAAACCAAGACGGGTTGCAAGCTGCTCAAAAGTGCCGTCGCCCTTTTTAAGTTCTTGGTAGATCTTGGCGCAAAGGTTGCCAGCAAATTCATCAACCCGAAGCGCAGCTTTCTTTGATGTGATTGGGTCTTTTCTTCGAGCCAATTTGCGTGGCTCGGTGTACTCAACAGAGTCAAAAAGATCAAACGTGCGGTCATCTTGTTTCATAGCTGGCCTCCTTGTTAAAAGGGAATGAGATCATCTGCCATATCATCAAACCCAGACCCAGTGTTGAGCTTGGGGGCTTTACGCTCTGGGGCGGTAGAGTGTGCGGCTTTCCACTCAGGAGAGGCTTGGATCTTCTCCTTCATCTTCTGGCCAAAGGTCTCAAACAACTCCATGTCTGGCTCGTCCAAGTCAAATGCTTTGAGCGGATTGTGCCCAGCAGGCAGACCTGCACGCTTGATGTTGGACGGCACTGGGTTGATGCTGGAGATGTTTGTGTAGTCCTTGCCGTCTTGGCCCTTCTCGCGCACCACCGACAACATGGCCCAGACGCCCAGCACGTTCTTTAGCTGAAAGCCCCGCAACTCCTCCTCAGTGAAGGCGCGTGATCGCCAGTTCTCCAACTCAGTACGCAGCTTGGCTGTGTCAAAGAAGCTGGCCGTAAAGTTCTTGGAGATTGACAGGGGTTCGCCCTTCTCGGTGAGCAACGGATTGCCATCGGCGTCCTCGCTGTGAACCTCAAATTGGAACATCACCTTTGGCTGGAACTTGGTTTTGCCCTGCCATGTGGACTGCTGCGTGCCCATGTCCACGATTCGGTAGCACCGAGCAAGGTGCATCCCCGGAGGCACTTGTGCAAAGCCACCCCCGCCGTCTGTTTGACTTACTGTAAGACCCATTTTTCACTCCTAGTTTCAAGTTTCACTATGGGACTGGGGATGCCGCATTCTGCGCGGATCACCCACCAATCCCCCTCTGTAGCGACACCCGCCTGCGCCCGATCAAGGGCTTGGGCAAGCATCAGCATCTTTTCGGCCATTGCCTGTTCAAGTTCGCTGTCCATATGGTTCACTTTTAGGTTAAACTGGAGCAACTATATCACGTTTAACCAGAAATTACAAAAAATTTTTCTAAATCGTGATTTTTAGTGTAACATCGTGTTAACTCAACAACAGGAGCTTTATGACCCTAACCGAATATTTCAAGGATAAACCGCGAGGCACGCAGCGGGATCTGGCCCTCAAGCTAGGCATCTCCAAAACGTGGCTATCACTGCTAAACACGGGGCGCAAACTGCCTAGTCCCGAACTGGCAAGAGCAATCGAAATCCACACAGGCAGGAAAGTGAAGAGGGTTGAATTACGACCCGATATTTTTGGAAAGACAGCGAAAAATGCACTACTACCAACACCACATCGGTGACTACAGAGCGGCGACAGCCCACTTGACCAATGAAGAGGATCTGGCCTACAGACGCCTCTTGGATATGTACTACGACACAGAGCAGAAGATTCCTACGGACACTGAGTGGGTGGCCCGTAGGATTCGCATGGATGTAACGGTCGTTGAATCCGTGTTGGTCGATATGTTTCAAGAGGAGCCTGATGGCTGGTTTCACAGCCGCTGTGAGCGCGAAATCGAGGCATTTAAGGGTAAGCTGGAGACCGCATCCAAGGCTGGAAAAGCCTCTGCTGCCAAGCGTGCAGCCGAGAAAATCAACGCACGTTCAACAACCGTTCAACCAACCAATAACCATAAACCATTAACCAATAACCATAAACCAATGAATACAGCGCCTGACGGCGTGTCAGAAAAAGTCTGGCAGGATTTTGTTCAGCTTCGCAAAGCCAAGAAAGCGGTCATCACGGATACGGGCATCAAGGGAATTTTGCGGGAGGCAACCAAAGCTGGCTACAGCCTTCAGGAAGCCTTGGAGACCTGCTGCACTAGGGGTTGGGTAGGGTTCAAGGCTGAGTGGGTCAAAACAGCCCTTAAAACGCCTGCAAAGAGCTTTGCTGAGACCGAAAGGGAGTACAAGCAGCAGCAGTACGATGAAATGGTTGGCCGCAAGACCGTGGAAGTAACCGCACTGGAGATCGAAAATGGTAGCAATTGATCGACTTTTCGAAAGGCTGGCCCTGACCTACGGGGGGGCTTGGCAGAATTCTTTTGGGGCGGCACCGATCACGGATGTCAAGTCCATGTGGCAGCACGAGCTTTCCAGCTTCTTGCAAAACAAGGAGACCATGAAGCGAATTGTCTGGGCGCTGGACAACCTGCCTGAGCGGGTGCCAAACGTGATCCAGTTCAAGAACCTGTGCCGCCAAGCTCCAGCGCCAGAGGTGCTGATGCTGCCAGAGCCAGCGGCGGATCCTGAGCGGGTGGCTGCGGAGTTAGCCAAGATCGCCCCCATGATGTCGGAGAAAAAGTCGGGGCACGATCCCAAAGAGTGGGCCAAGCGGCTGCGCTTTCGGCACTTGGCTGGAGAGCGGCTGCGGTCAATCCAGATCCAGATGTACAAGCAGGCTCTGAAGGAGGAGGCGTGAATGCGGCGCAAGAGGGAAAAGGTGAGGACGAGCATCGGCATCGCTGTCTCGTTCGGTGGGTTATCAAAACCCGAATACAAAATCGTGACGCTGCGGTGCGATTCCTCGACGGCTACCGTGACGGCACTGGGAAGACTGTCAAGGGATGGAATCAACTTCATCCTAAATCCAATTTGGACAGAGACGTTAAAGAGCAATGGAGCAGAGGAAATAAAGGCAACGATGGAGAATGGAAATGAACCAGTTCACTAAGAACATTTTTTCACAGGGGCAAACCCTGTTCACGCAGCTTGAGTTTGACAAGGCGTTGGCAGAGGTCAGGGAGGAGATCCTTGGCTACGCAATGCACGCAACCCACATGGCTATCCTGATTGAGCGCGAAGCCTGCGCCAAGATGGCCGACGAGTGTGTGGACATCAAGAAGCTAGGGGACGCCATACGCAATCGAATACCTGAGCAGCGCCAATGAACCCGCTCGAAATAACGCTGCCGTGGCCTCCATCGGTCAACACCTACTGGCGCATGGTCAACGGGCGGATGATCATCAGCAAGGACGGGAGAGACTACCGACAAGAGGTGGCCGACCAGATGCTGATACAGCGTGCCCAGAAACACTTTGACGGGCCGTTGTGCCTTACGGTGGAGGCTCACCGCCCAGACAACCGCAGGCGCGACCTAGACAATCTTTTGAAAGCCGCACTCGACTCATTGGCTCACGCTGGCGTGTACGAGGACGACTCGCAGATAAAAGACTTACGCATTTATTGGGCACCAACCATTGGCGGGATGCTTAAGATCAAAATTGAGGAGATGGAATGATTCATTATCACGGAACACCAATCAGTCCCATTAAAGCCATTGAAACAATGGGCGGTAAGCATTTTTGTATTTCTTATGCCCGTCCTGATGATTTAAAGCGTTGCTTACGCATTGGTCAATCTTTGATGCTAGACAACGGCGCATTTAGTGCAAAGACAAGAGGCTTGCCATTTGACCGGGATGGGTTTTATGCTTGGGTAGAACCCTTGCTGGCTCACCCACATTGGGCGGTTGTTCCTGATGTAATTGACGGCTCTGTGCAAGAACAGCGTGACATGGTTAAGTCTTGGCCTTTCCGCAAAGACATGGGCATTCCTGTGTGGCATCTTGGCCTTCCCATTTCCTACCTCATTGAACTTTGTGATGCTTGGGGACGGGTTTGCTTTGGCTCGGCTGGAGAGTTTTGGAAGATTGGCACAGCTAAGTGGTGTCACCGCATGGATGAGGCATTCAACGCTTTGGTGAACGCTTATGGCAGGCAAATACCTTGGGTTCATGGGATGCGTATGCTTGGGCAATCAAGCGGCCCGTGGCCTTTAGCAAGTGCCGATTCAACCAATGTTGCACTGCATCATGCAGAGCATTTGGAATGTGCTGGATGTATGGCAAAACGCATTGACTCAACCAACCCACCCACAAATTGGAAAATTCAACCATTACAGGAGTTTTTATGCTGATTGCCGCCATCATTGTTTACGCCATTGCCATGACATTGGCAAATTTGTCAATTGCCATTTTTGGCGTGTGGGTCAGTCCTATAAACGCATTTCTGTTTATCGGCCTTGATTTGGCATTGCGGGATTGGTTGCAAATGCAAATTAAAGCATGGCAGATGGCGGCTTTGATTGTAATCAGTGGGGCATTGACTTATGCATTTAACCAAAACGCTGGAATGATTGCCGTGGCATCTGCGGCATCTTTTACTTTGGCAGCATTGGCCGATTGGGCGGTTTTTTCAAAGGTTACCGGCTCATGGTTTAAGCGGGCTAATGTGTCCAATTTTGCTGGCGCAGCAGTGGACTCTGTGGTATTCCCCACCATTGCTTTTGGTGTGTTGATGCCAGAAATTATTGTTTTGCAATTTGCCGCAAAAATTGTCGGTGGATATTTTTGGTCTGTTTTACTAAAGAAAAAAATTGAGGAGATGCCATGAACGAGGACGTAGCGCTGAAGTGCCTTTGGTTTACCAGCGCAAAGGGAACCATCGGCATAGCCAAGGTCAAGACCTACGGTGGAGAGATCGAATACAGGATAAGTTCAGTAGATGGATTTTTAGAAAACATGGATGTCCAGCAAGTGGTTGCATGGGGAGCAAGATTCCCTGACTCTGCTGGCGAAGCACTTTTTGGGAAACACGAATGAAACAAGAACCAGAGTGGGTTGATGTGGTGGCAATGTTCGCCATGCTGGCGCTACTGAGCAGGCCCAAGAGCGCACAGCCAGAAGACATTGCTTATGTGGCCTACGAGCAGGCTCAAAAAATAATTGAAGAAAAGGATAGGCGGGATAAAAAAGTGTGATATGCTTTAACTTCAACTTAAACAGCGAAAGGAAATACAGTGCAAGACCGAGACCCTCACGAGGCGGTGGATTACATCCTAAGACACGCCAAGCAGTTCGCCAAAGCCAAGGCGGAGCGCACCTACATCGAGCATTACCGCAAGAGCCTCAAGGCCATCTTGATGAAGAAGTCCAACGAGTCAGCGATTGGTGCCCAAGAACGCGAAGCCTACGCACACCCAGAGATGCTGGAGTTGATCAAGGGCTTACAGGCAGCGGTAGAGATCGAAGAGAAGCTCAAGTGGGACATCACCGCAGCCGAGCTTCGCGTCGAGATCTGGCGTACAGAACAAGCAAACAACAGACAAGAATTTAAGGTGACAGTATGAAACTAAATGTATGGAAACACGCGCAAGAGATGGAGACACTTATCTTGCATTTGGAATCAAGGATAAATGATCTTGAATCAACACTTTTTACTTTATTGTCAAAACCAAAGGCTGATGAAAACTGGATTTCAAAAATAAAAGAGAAAGAGCTTCTTGATCGCAAAGCACGACAACGTGTTTACGCACGCAAGTATTACCTGAAGAAAAAAGCACAACGTCAGGAGGCTAAGTAATGCCTGCACTAATCGGATTTCTTTGCGTGGCTGCGTGGCTTACGCACGTTTTTACTTGCTTTGCACATGGCTTGTGGGGTTTCCTGTTGGCTGGTGCCATCTTGTTTCCCATCGGCATATTGCATGGTTTTTATCTTTGGCTTAATTAGGAGAGTGACATGAAAGACGAGATTGCAGGTACGATTTACGCCAAGGAATACACAGATTGGCACATCAAGACAGGCGGCTTTGCAAAGGACATGACATTGCGCGATCACTTTGCGGGGTTGGCTATGCAAGCAATGATATTAAGCGGCAACATACCAGTGTCAGTAAGTGATGCAGAGATTGCAGATTTAGCATACAAAATGGCAGACTTAATGCTTAAGGAGCGTGCCAAATGAACTGTTGTAACGCAAACGGTGATTGCACACAAGGGCGTGACTGCCCTGTACGCAAGCAGCGTATTCAAGAAGTCAACGAGGCTTATATCAAAGGATACATGATGGGACAGGAAGACCCGCTGGATGACCTTGCCGACACGTTTAAAGCCTTGCTTACCATGTTGACTGCGGTGCTTGGCGTGTGGATTGTGTGTTTAATTTTTTGGGGGAAGTGATGGCAAAACTACCATACACATACACAATCTGCCCGCCGCAGGAAGAACCCAAGCGGTTTACCGCAAGCTGCAAAGAGATGGGGGAACTGTTGCAAAACAGTCCTGATGGCAACCTGACCATTGATGACCGCCGCAACGGGCTGTGGCAATCGTGGGAAGGCAAGGGCGTAGCAGCCGAGCCGTTTGAAGACACGTTGCGCAGAATTGCAAGGAGCAGACCATGAACATCGTTGAACTAGCTAAACAGGCTGAAGAATATGCAAACAATATTGTTCAGTCAAACGACAACGATTACGCTTGGGGATTTTTAAGAGATCAAAAGTTTGCCCACTTGGTAGCAGCAGCAGCCCGTGCTGACGAGCGAGAGGAGTGCGCTAAAGCGTGTGAAGAAGTAGGTCAATGGCCCTCGCTGGGGCCAAAAGACTGTGCGTATGCTATCCGCGAAAGGGGAACACCATGACAGGCTATCAATATTATTGCGTGTATTGCAAACGACCTGTGTTCACAATATTAACCAAGTGTAGGAGTTGCGGAAAATGACAGGCTACGAAAGCAAACGCGCTGCGGCGCAGGACAAGTTAGCGCAGCCAGCGCAGGAGTTTAATCGGACGTGGGTTTGTAACGAATGCGGTTCGCAGCAATTTACATCAGCAATTTGTGAAGCTGACCTTGACTATCTTGCGTGTTCAAATTGTGGGGGCAACGAATTTCACAAAGAAGCCTTGGTACAGCCAGCGCAGGAGCCTGTGGCAAATGACAGAGCATTGCAACTTGTTACACATCAATTAAATCATTGGGTAGCTTATGCGACAGAGTTGCGAGAAAGGCTGAATAAGTACGAAGGCGGTGCGCCAATGCTTTTAAACACCACCCCACCACAGCGCACATGGGTAGACCTGACTAACGATGAAATCAACAACTTGGCGGCAGGATGCCATCTTGGTAATTCTGTGCAAGATGCAATTTATAAAGCCTTAGCCAAGCTAAAGGATAAGAACAATGGTTGAAGAAGTATTGGTAGATGGCTTTGGGTCAAGAGCAATTGGCGCTATTGGTGTCAAGATAACAGAAGAACGAATTGAGTTTTCTTCCGATACTGGGTTTGGGCGCTTGTTGACAAATCCATTAAAGACCGACAACGGGCAGACAATCGGTGAGCGTAACAGAGCCTATTTGCATGCGAAGCTGGATGCATGGCTTGATAAAACTTTTGAGGAATCCGATGCGTAAGTCCAACCACCACGCCATAAGAGCATCATTAAGAAGCCACCCTGATGGCCTTACCGCTACTGAAATAAGTGAGCATACTGAAAAAGATCGCAGTGCTATCAGGAGGGCGCTACAAGAAATGCCAGATGTGTACATTGATCGCTGGGTAATACCAAAGCGGCGGCGCGTTTTGACGCCCGTGTATGTGGCCGTCAATGTGCCAGAGGACTGCCCAAAGCCATGACCAAAGACGAGAAGCGCCACCTCAGCGCGGTAGCCGAGCTAGGGTGCGCTGTCTGCCGCAGGATGGGGTACGAGGGCACCCCAGCCGAAATCCACCACAAAAGGGCTGGAACGGGGGCTGGAAGGCGCTCCAGCCACATGGATGTACTGCCTTTGTGCCCGCAACACCACAGAGGCTCAGACGGCATCCACGGGCTGGGCACCAAAGGCTTTGCCAAGCACTGGGGCTTTGACGAGGAGGATCTCCTGATGGACACCCGCCTGTTGCTAAATCTGGACATATTAGGGAAAACACCTAGAAAATAATTTGGCAAAAGGCTTGAATCGTTTAATTTGGCGTTATACTAGCGCTACTGCAATCCGCAGGTAACAGTGAAGGAAACAGCGATGAACAACGATCTCAAACTCAACGAAGTAGACACCCTCGGCGCACTGCTGGCTCAGATCAAAGACCTGACCGACCGCGCTGAGGCCATCAAGGACGCCATCAAAGACAGCGCCAGCGCAGGCGGTGCCAAGGTTGTAGAGGGTGCCATCTTCAAAGCCACTTACTCTGAGACCAACCGCTCCTCGGTTGACTACAAAGCCCTGCTGGCTGAGTTGGGTGCCACTGCCCAGCAGATCGCCAACCACACAAAGACCACCGCCGTGTTTACGGTCAAGGTAACCAGTCGCTAATCAACAACCGGGGCTTCGGCCCCAAGGAGAACATCATGAAACAAGAGATTGAAACAGTCATCAACACCGAACACGGCGGGCGTGTAACCGTCAGCGAGTGGGACGAGGGCGGCGTCTGGCTGCACCTCGCCGAGCTCAGCGCCAGCATAAGCACGGTGCTCACCCGCACTGAGGCGCAGGCACTGGCGGCTGGGTTGCAAGAGATACTGGCCAAAAAGGTGGCAGCATGAGCTACGACGAATACCTAAGCCGCCGAGAGTGGCTCATAGCCACCTACCACTTGACCTGCGAGGAGGCCACCGAAACGGCGTACTACGACACCGACCCACAAACATGGGCAGGTAGCCAGTGGGAGGCAGCATGAACAAAGGTGCCATCATTGCCGACATGGTGGTGGCCGTCATGGCCGCTGTCTGCCTGATCTTTGGCTGGGACGGAGACGGGGCGCTGCACAAGGCGGCGCTGACTTGGGGCGGAATGTCCCTTGGCTACATCATCACCACTTACCTGAACTTGGAGGATCTATGAACGACTATGTGCGCGGCTTTGACGATGGGCGCGACTTTACCCTTGCTGAGATTGAGGATTGGATCAAGAAGAGCCAAGAGCCAAACTACGCGATGGAGGCGCTCCAGAGGCTTCTAAATCACCTGAAAACGATTGGTAAAGTGAAATGAAATACTTATCTGTATGCTCAGGCATTGAAGCTGCAACAGTTGCTTGGCACCCATTGGATTGGGAGCCGGTAGCGTTTGGTGAGATTGAAAAGTTTCCCTGTCAGGTGTTAGCGCACCATTACCCGGATACCCCAAACTGGGGTGATATGACCAAATTTAAGGAGTGGTCAGATGCAAATGTCAATGTTCTCGTTGGAGGAACTCCCTGCCAGTCCTTCAGTGTCGCTGGACTCAGAAAAGGACTGGATGACCCTCGTGGCAACCTCATGCTTACCTGGCTTGCCATTGCTGCAAGATATCGGCCCAGGTGGCTGGTTTGGGAGAACGTCCCCGGCGTCTTATCCTCTAACGGAGGACTCGACTTTGCCTCCCTCCTTCGAGGGATGGGGGAACTCGGGTATGGGTTCGCGTACCGAGTTCTTGACGCTCAGTATTTCGGAGTGGCCCAGCGACGCCGTCGTGTGTTCGTTGTCGGATACCTTGGAAACTGGCGACCTGCCGCAGCGGTTCTTTTTGAGCGCCACAGCCTGTCAGGGCATCCTGCGCCGAGCAGAAAAGCGCGGGAAATTACTCCCACTTTCACTAAAGAATGCACTGGAGTTAGTCGCACAGGACACAATGAAGATGGATGGTATGTAGAAACACCATTAAAAACATTTTATGAAAGTAGTCTTGCACAGTACAAAGAATCTAATCTTGCAGGAACAACTAAAGCAAGTGGTGGCGTTGCAGGTGGTGGAAGTGAAACATTTATCACCCAACCTATTGCCCTAGCCAAGAACACCATAGGACGCAAGCCTGAGAACGGCAACAATGGCGATGGGTTTACTGAGGAAGGCCCGATGTACACGTTAAACGCAACAGGCGTGCATGGTGTAGCGCAGTCGGTTGGAGCATTCAAGCCAGGGCAGTCAGCATCAGCGCACAGCATTGGCTACGAGAGTGAGATGGCTCCGACGTTGGAAGCTGGAGAGGGTGGCAACAACAAGCCAGCGGTACACGTTGGCATGGCAGTACGCCGCCTAACTCCAAAAGAATGCGAACGCTTGCAAGGCTTTCCCGATAACTACACTGACATCAAGCCAAAGGGCAAGGCAACTCCCGACGGGCCACGCTACAAGGCGCTGGGTAACTCTATGGCGGTGCCT